ATGCTTCAGTTCCAGCGAATGAGTTACCAGCGATTACTTGGTTGTAATATTTTGTTTCTTGACTAGTTAAAGCACGACCTCCACGAGCAGCTAATACAGCCTGATCACTAGATTGAACAGATGCTTGAGCTAAAATTTCATTTTGAATACCTTGTGCGAATTGTACTAAAGCGTTATCTACTTGTTCAGGTGTCCCCGACGCTAAAACCTCGCTTAAATTCTTTTTATTGTCAATTTTCGTTTCTAAATCTTTACCCATTGTAAAGTACCTCCTATAGTTTGATAGATTTTAATAATGAAGCCATAAAGTTTGCTGATTTCTCAGCGTTTTGAATACGTTTGTCACCTTCGTTTTCGATAGGTGCTTCTTCTTCAGGTTTTAATTTTTCTTCTTTGCTGTCCACACTTTTCTCTGCATCAGCAATCTCATCGCATAAGCCATAAGATAACGTTTTTTCAGCAGTCATGTAAGTTTCGTTATCGAGTAACGCTTCTAATTCAAAAAATTCACCATTAAAACGGTTTCTGTACGTTTGAATCAAAGCATCATCGACATCACGTAACATTTTAGCTTGCTTATCTAAATAGTCAGCGTTACCGTATGCGTACGTAGAAGCCTTGTGAACCATCATAGTTGCATTTGAAGGCATAACTATTTTATCGGCGCCCATCGCTATTAATGAGGCGGCTGAAGCGGCTATACCATCAACGACAACTGTTATATGTGCTTTGTGGTTTCGTAGATAGTTGCAAATTGCAATACCTTCGAATGCATCACCGCCATTTGAATTGATGTGAATTTCGATTTCATCAGCATCGATATTGTCGAACATTTCACGAGTATTTTTAGTGTTAATGTCGCCGAACCATCCATCACCAACAACGCCGTACATATAAGCCACAGCTTTCTTACTCTCAGGTTGTCTGTCCATCATTAGGAACTTTGGTTGAATCTTTTCCATTTCCATCATTTTCACCCCCTTCCATAGTTCCGCTTATCCTTGCTCTCTCATAATTCTTAGTGACATAACGTTCATCAGCCCAATCTTCTTTTATTTGTTCTTTTCCTAATCGTTCTAATACATCGTTTATGCTCATACCACCGACCGCAAATAACTTGTCAACTGAATTAGCAAACTTAGTAAGATCGAACAATTTGAAGTTGTCCATGCTGAATTTAACGTATGTTTTATTTAAATATTCATCACGTGTAAACATTTTTTTGTTGTATTCATTTGCAATCATGTCACCGATGGGACGAACCGCGAAAAGTATGAAATTGTCAAGGTCACCTTGTTGTTCTTTCGAGCCTGGGTCCGGTATTCCACTTAATAATGATGGTGGAATGTGGAAAGCAGAAGCCACGAAATCTAGCATATCTTTAGCGAGATTTTTAATGTCTCTAGTATCTAGATTGCGAGGATCTTTACTTTGGTCTTCCATTTGGACGTTATCGGGTAGGAAAAGGACTGACGCTATTTTCTCTGGGTCCATATAGTCTTTCATTTTTTCTTCAAACAGTTCTTGAGCAGCTTTACCATCTTTATCTGTTAAGGAATTCATGAATCGTCCCTTGAATAGATATCTTTTTCTACCGTTACCACGATAGTCAGACAATGCTTTCGCAAGCAATAACCCATACGAGTTATAAAGACTGTCAATAACACTGTTTATCGATTCTTCGGAAAGACTCAAGTACAGAACGTCTTCTCCTCTAAATGGTGTAGTTAATAAGTTGTTATTAACCGAAATATTTTTATAAATATACTCATTAAAACCATTCGTAGTTTCACGATGAAACGATTCTGCTACCCACATCTCTTCTCCAATAGGTAGAATTAACGCTTCATTTTCGTAAATTAACTGATGAACAACCTTACACCAAAACTCATGAGCATTTTCGTTCTTATTTGGCGCTACATTCAGTTGATAGTAGTTCACACTTCTCTTTAACTTACCGTTTCGATAAGATTCAAAGTCACAAGCTACTAAACTACGAGCAATTAAACCAATAGCAGCGTTGACATACAGTTTTTTATAAGCAATTTCAGCTTTAAGTGTCATTACGCTACAATCAACATCTGGAGTTGTCCCACTATCACTTGTACCTAAAACAAAATTAAAAAGATTACGAATACCCATTTTTTCACCCCCTTTCTTAGAATGACCATACGTGCATATCGTTTAAATCGACTGCATAGTCTTCAAGATCACCATCGAAATTGAGGGCGTGTGTGAATGCAAAAAACCCGTCAGTTTTTCTTTTGACAGGGTCGATTTTTTTATATTCTTTTGAGCCATTTCCTAGTTCGTCCACATAGATATTTCCACAGTACCAACGCATAACAGGATCATCGTGAAAAACAATATTATGATTGATGAATAAATGTTGGATTAACGGGTCTAACATCGCGTGGATATACGGACCGCGTCGCACTACCTCAACTCTTTCGTTAAAACCAGCTTCTTCTAATAAAGGTTTCAAGACTACAGATCTGAATTTATCAATCGCGATACGCTTAATATCGTATGTTTTCGCTTTTTCTAAAAACCAATTGATAACACGTTTGGGCTCGATTTCTTTATCGTAGACGATGGTGAAGAGTCCTTTTTCCACACCAATATCAATAATATCTTGATTAATATCCTGCATTTTCAACGCCTGATGCCATATGAAAGTGTGGTGAATCCAATAGCGCTTTCCTTCTCGTTTAAATAGCAAACCGACGCTGCAGAAGTCGCGTAATTCTGCGTAATCCACACCACCAATACATTCATATTTGTGTAAATCATCAGGCAAAGGTTGATCTGTTGCAAGAAGATCCTCATAGGTAGCAATCTTGTGTTGAAACAACTGTTTAGGAATATTCATCCTTTTTGTCATAAACTCAACATGCATCGGGATGTTCGTCTGACAATCGGCCCATTCTTCTTTCATCGTTTCGAATAGTTCCGTGTTATCTCTAATAGAAGGATTAGCTTTTTCCCAGTTTGCAATATCTTCGACTTCTTCTTCGGAATCTAATTTGCAGATGAAGGGGAATAACTTACTATTTTCAACTTCACCACTTAAAACCATTCGCGCCTTTTCTTTCATGTCGTCTAAAACACCACCACGAACGTATCCGTCTGTGGTTAAATAGAAAGTTCGACCGTCTTTTACTTTACCTAAAGCCGAACGAAATACTTTTATAGAAGCATAATCTTCATATTCATGAATTTCATCGAACCAAACCGCGCCAGGTCTTAAACCATCTTTCGTTCTAGCGTTCGAAGTATTGTATTTGATGTGAGATTTATTTCTTTTGTGTTCAATTATCACTTTAGTTGTATTAAATGACTTCTTTAAAACACTATTTTTAGGGTGTTCAATTACATTTCGAACGTCCTGGAATGTAGTTTTTGCTTGTTGTTCTGAAGTGGCAACCCATTCGACATGATAATTATCAATTCCGAACTGTTTCGAAGTCGTATAGAAGTTATGATATCCACCATAACCATTTTTCCCGCCACCACGACCCATTAAGATTAAAAATTGATTCCAAACCAAACGATCAGTATCTTTATATCGAACTCCATATACACAAGCGTTTACAAATTTTTGCCAAGCGTAAAGTTTGAAAGGGAAATACGGCTCTGGAACTTTAACACTATCTTCAATTGCTTTTGCATCAATATAAACATTTGGATCATCTAAAGTTTTTTTGACTAGGGCTACAAGTTGTTTCTGTTCATTACAAGTCCTAACGAGTCCGCTTTCCACACTGTCTATATACTCATCAATGTACGGGTGATATTTATAAAGAAGATTAGACTTCTGCATCATCGTCATCATCCTCACTTACCGATTTAAGCCCAAGTTCATTAAGAATCTTTAACATTTGTGTATTAGTCTTATTCAACTCGTTAATGCTATCGTTTTTCTTCATAAATCCATTAGCACCTAGTACAGATACACCACGTTCTTCAATATCAGCAATCAAATTGTTTTTGATATCCCACATTGCCATGTAATCTTCGACCAAATCAAGAAAATGTCCGTGAATGACACCGTTTGACCTCATTTGACCTAGTAAGTCATCACGGATCTTATCTCGTAAATTAGTATGTTCTTTTAATGCTTCTTTCCAATGTCGCTTACGCCACGTATCACGGACAGTAGTTTCAGCAACGCCGTATTTTATAGCAATATCAGCGTATGACATGCCATTTTTATAATCTTCAAAAGCCAATTCATAGTTTTTTTTCTTGATTGTCACGGTATCACCACACTTTCATTAATTAATTTAGAAGACAAGATAACATGTTTTTTTGCTCTTTTTTCTGTTTCACGCGCGGAAAGCAAAAAATAAAAAGACAAATCTCCCCCCCGCGTTGCCTGGTCCCCCAGCAAAATTGTTTCTATATTTTAACCGGGGGGGTGTCTTGGGAAATTTATTTTAAATTATTTAATAGCTAAACCAAAAAACTTATCAGCATAATCAATCACTAAGTTAGCTTCTTGTAATGTTAGATTTAAATATTGTTCTAACCAATGCTCTTTAAGACTAGCCTTTACAGTTTGTAAAGATGTCTTCTCACATGCTCTTGGATTACATATGTGACGTATCTGTTTGTATGTTGTGTAGATGTCACGTTGAAACTGTTTGTATATCTCAACGTACTTCTCTCTATACTCAGACTCTCCGACTATCATCATCTTGTTAATGAGTAATAAATCATATGTGTTACCTTGCACCATTAATATGTCCACACTTACCACCTCTCTTCATCTACTATCGTGCAGCGCTTCTTCACTATGTTCTTCTCTTTGCCATGCTCTTTGTTATGGCATTGAATACATAACGTTTCTAGGTTGCTTAATGTATAAGCTAAGTCTGGTCTGTCCCTCAACTCCTTGATATGATGGACGTTACGGCCTTTGCTATACTTACCTTTACGCTTGCACTCCTGACATTCGTTGTTGTCTCTCTCTAATGCTTTAATTCTAATGTTCCTTCTCCAATAATGATGCTTATAGAATTTAATGATATTATCTTGCTCATATAGTTTATTAATCTCTTGTATTGTTAGAGGTTGCATGAACTATCCTCACCCCTTATCAATCTAATTCCTTTACTTCCTTCGCCTTAATGAACTGAATCATGATTAGCAAGCAAAGTGTAAATCCTGCACCATACCCAATAAAGAAGCTTAACCACGTCATTACATCACCTCTTCGTTCAAAAGAATCTTATTTATAAAATAAAAAAAGCAGCTGATTCGCTACTTTTACAGAATAACTTTAAATTTTTCATACTCTTCTTTAGAAATAGATTGAAAACTAATTATTATATAGTTTACATCCCCTTGCCATTTCACTCGTTCATACCACTCCAATGGATGTTCATTTACAACAATGTGCCCTGGAGTCCAACTCACATTGAATTTAGCGTTTTCCCACATATAAGAAATAAAATAGAAATTCTCATTCATAGTTGCTCCTCCTTTTCTTAAGGATAACACAAAATAAAAGCACCCGAATGAATGCTATAGTTTAATTAATTCACTTTAAATCAATATCGATATCATAATAAATTAGTAAAAATATATGTATAGGTAAATAGAGAAGAATATAGCCTTCTTACAGAAAGATAGATATCTATATTCATTTCTAATTACCTAACAAAGAATGTATACATTACTGTCTATACATATCATTTATAAATATAGTCCGGTACGTGATATTTTAATATTTTTATTTGAGATGAAGGTACAGTGCTAATCTACTGACCAAAGATAAGGGTACGGCTCATTGTCCTCGTCGTGAGGAAATGCGTCCATCTCTGCGCATTCTAATATTTATAAAAAAGGACAACCGTTTCGTTCAGTTGCCCTTTCGTTAATTCTTTATACTATTACTATAACCTCTTTTTGCAATAGTTAACATGAACTGAAGTGAACTTAATGTTTTGTTAACTTAGCTTTTGAGCATATTCAATCATACGCTTTATTTGCGAATGTTTATTATAGATATAACGCGGACTGTAATCTAACTCTTCAGCAAGCTTTTCCAATGTCTTGCCCTCCACATACTTACCATACATAATCTTGTGTTCCAATCCGTGAAACGTACTAATTACCTTTTTGAAATCAAACATGTCGTTCATCTTATGAGCTAAATCATGTTCACGTACAGCGATACGATCTTCAAGTTTCGCTCCTTCTGATTCATTAGTTAATCGTACTTCTTGTAAGTCACCATACACCCAGCGTTTTAATTCTCGTTTACTTCTATCTAAATCACTTTCTAAGTAGATAATTTCATCTTCTAATTTATGATAATCTTTTAACCATTCTAGCAATGTATGATCACCTCTCTTATTTTAGGATGCCTGCTTGTACAAAAATGTTTCTCCATGCTGTTTCAACACGATATCTTTCAACTGATTTACCTCTACGAGCGATTGCTTTCCTAACTTTACGTTTTTTATGCTTTTTCATCGTTTTTCCCCCTTGTAGTTTCACCTCAAACCGATGAATCATTTTATACACTGTTTTTACACGTTTTTAGACGTTTTAATGTCCACATGACCAATTGCATTCGGAATTAATTTAAACGTTTAATTTCCTTATTATATAGAGCCGTTTTTTCGTGAGAAATGAAAATTTTAAATTTAGGCTCAGGTTCACTGTGAACCTAACCTCACTTTCTTCTAAAAGGATTATTTCGTTAAAAAATTAATAATTTCCATCTGTAAATAGAAAGTAAGCTAAACTATCCGCATGCCCACTATAAATGAAGTCAGACAACTCTTCGTATTCCCTATAAAAACTACCTTCTCTATATGACGACTCAATTAGCCAAAGCAACTTCTTTACAAATCGTTCTGCATGATTTTCGCTATCGAAACTGTATTCATCGTTAAGTACAAACACTTCTCTAACAGTCTGCAAGTTTTTAATCACACTTAACATATCCATTCCCCTTTTCTACAAAATGAAATTTTTATACCATTTAATTTACTTTCATTGTATTTATTTGGATAATTGTGATACTATATATCTATAAAGTCATTAATTTGACTTTACCCTTATACAATGAGTCATGAGCCTTCACAACTCATGGCTCTTTTTCATTCCCCTTTTCGATTAAAATAACGCTTTGGTTTAGTTTTCAATAGTTAGGTTAATAGCTCCAGCTTTATCCAAGTTTATTAATAAATTCTCTGTAACCACTTTCCCAATCTCGTCGGATACATTTCCAATAACAGTTCCATCTACAAAAATACGTAAACTTCCACAAGTGTTTTCTATCTTTACATCTTTCATATTTCACAGCTCCTTTTTTAATAAAATTCAAATTTGGTCTTACTTCATATCCACTCGTTTTTTACTGTCTTCCTCACTAAATCCATTCGGGAATCGCTTCATTAACTTATGAATGTTCTTCTCTGCGATCTCATTTAAATCAAGATGGTGAGTTTCTGCTAATGCTGCCAGGTACCAAAGTACATCACCTAACTCCTTCTCAACCTCGTCTTCATTTAAATTGTGGCCATGATATACCGCCTTCTTAATATGGTCTGTAACTTCACCAGCTTCTCCACATAATCCCATAGCATAGTTTGTAGCGTTCTCCTCGTACGTTCTTCCTGCTGCAAATGTTCTTGTAACTGCTGTTTGATATTCTTTAAAATTCATCTTTATCCGCTCCTTATAAGTAACTTTTCAATTTCTCTTTCTGTTTCTTTAACTCTTCCAATGCTTTCTCTGTTTTTCGTTTCTCACTATTCAATCCGTTCAAATGATATTGCTTCCTGTAAATCTCGCTTTCTACTGATTCAAGCTCACCTTCCACCTGTATTTTGGTTTCTTTCTTCATGCAATCCCTCCTATAACCCAAGTTCTTCTGCAAATTCACCAAACTCAAATCCCACAAGTGCCTTACCATTCGGGAATACCGTTACTGGTGCCGCACTATATCCGTACTTATCAAATTCCTTCTTATACTCTGCTTTTTCTTCTATGTTTCGAGTTTCAAATGCTACTCCTGCAGCATTTAGGGCCCATTTAACTTGATTGCAATTTGGGCATGAATTTTTCGTATAAACAATGATCTTAGTTGCCATTCTTATTACCTCTTTCCGCTTCTTGTTTTCTGTAAAACTCCTCAATCGCTTCTTCCCAATACGTGTAGTTACAGCTTGTTACGTTCATTGTTTTGCTCCTTCTTCATCATTTAAAACACCACATTCTTCTAAAAGATAATTCTTATGTCGTTCGAAACCTGGTCTATTAACAGCAATTCTTCGCTTAGCTTTTTCAATCACATACTTCTCTTTAAACGACCTTGCAACGCA